ATCAATTATATTACTATAGATATATTCTTGTCCTGCACCCGACTCACTTAAATTTACAAGTTGCATATCTAACTTTTTAGCAAGTAATTGTGGCCATTTAGGCCAACTGACATCTAAATCAGGATGATGTATTGATGTCCATTTTTCGTCTGAATAACTACAACCACTTACTAATAATATTTTATCCATAATATAAAATTATCTATCCTATTATATTTTTACCTTCCACTTGACCAGTTTTACCATAATGAGTTTCTTTTTTTATCTTATCTTTATCTTCTCTCATTCTGCAATGATGTTTACAAGAAGGTAATATTTTATCCATATTTCGTTCTCTTAAATTTTTTTCAAATTCTTGCCATTCTTTTGAAAATACTATCTGTTCTATATCTTCTACTTCACTTATCTTACTAACTTTTAACATCGGTTGCATTATAGGGTGATTTAAGGTTTGGGCTTCATCTAACCAACAACACGGTATTAAATGACCTCTATTTGTAACTGCAGCCTGTTGAGATTTTGATTTTTCCTTAAACATACATCTAGGCAATAATTTTATATCTTTTTCGGCTATAGGTTTAACAGAACCAAAGGTTACACCTGCGTTAGGATTATTTTTTCTCATCTTTTTGAATCCAATCTATATCTTTGTGATTTTGGCATTAAAGGATCGTTTTCACTTAACCACCTTGATGATTGTATTTCTATAAATCCTAATCCGTGTTCAAATGCCATTTGTTTAGCTTTCTCTACGTTATGTTCATTGTAACTAAAAATTATATATTGCCAAGAAGGTGTAATATGTAAATGTTTTTTAGCTTCTAATAATATTTGAAACATCTTTTTACCGTCCTGATTTACTCTATACTTATGACTTTCTTCTGGTAAACCATCAATTGCAAAAATCCATTTAGCGTTTTCTGGATAAGCTTTAAATGCTTCTATGTACCATTCCATAGATTTAAATGTAGAGGCATTATGTACGCTGGCTCTACAATCGTACTTACGTAAAATTTTTAAAATTTCTATAAATTTAGGATGATGTACAGGATCAGAAAGTTGACCACAAAAATCAAACTGGTGATAAAATTTAGCTAATTTTTCAATATCTGATAAATCTAAATCATAACCGTGAACTTTTCTTCCGTGATTTAAAAATCCAGTTTGTCTTTGACATCTAGGACACTCAAGCGGACATCTATGTGTTATATCTATATTAATACCTTTTGGGCGTTTATAAAACCAATAGTTTCTATATTTTCTACCTTCTTCAGTATCGTTCCAGTCATCTGCTTCCATTTTCCATTCTTCGTCTGATTTCCATCTCATTATTTTTTTTCCTCTTTAACCATACAATGTTGAATACAAATTTTAGGTATATTTTTTTCTGTTTTTAATTTTTCTTCAAACTCCGTCCATTCTTTTGAATATAATATTTCCTTAATATCTTCAACCTCACTAATTTTACTAACTTTTAATAGTTTTTGAAATTCAGGAGTTTTTAAACTCCATTCTTCATCACACCAACAACAAGGTATTAAATGTCCTCTATTTGTTAATGCTATTTGTATTTTATCTACTAAACATTTTGGTCTAAACATTTATAAACTTCCTTGGAGCACCATATAGTTCTCTATTCAAATTATATTTATCTGACGGTATAAGCGGGTCATTTTTACGCCACCTTGATGATTCTACCATAAACAAAGATATACCATCTCTCTTTGCCATCTCTTTTGCTTTTTCTATATTATCTTCATTGTAGTTAAAAATAATATACTGCCAATATATTTTACCTTTGAGATATTTTTTAGCTTCTAACATTATATCATATAATTTTTTTCCATCTTGGTTTATTCTATAAAGATGACTTTGTTCAGGTAGTCCATCTATACCAAATATCCATTCAGCTTTGGGGTGTGCTTTAAATGCTTTAATATACCAAGACTTTGGTTTTGCTGAAGAAGCATTATGAACACTAACATCCACCTTATTATCATAAAGGTATTTTAATATTTCTACAAATTTAGGATGATGTACTGGATCAGATAATTGACCACAAAAATCAATACCTTTAAAATGTTTTGCAAGTTTTTTTACATCATCTAAAGATATATCATGGCCGTGAACACTTTTACCTCGTTCTTTAAATGCAAATTGTCTTTGACAAGAAGGACATTCTAAAGAACATCTAAAAGTAATATCTACATTTATCCTTGATCTTGTTTTAAATAATGTCATTTATTGCCTTTATCATTACTTCTATATTTGGTTTATTAACAGGATCAGTAAGACAGGTAGCAGGTCTTTTATAGTAAACAGGTCCACCGTCCTTTATATTTTGATCTCTTAAATATATAAATTTCTTACCAAAGTATTTACATTCTTGCATTATTCTTGGTGCAGGATCAAAGTTAGGTTTTGTATAGACATATGTTTCAAATAAACCTAACAAATTTTTTATAGGTACAAATACATTGTTTAGTTTAGGATTAATAAACTTATCATTATAAGCTATAATACCGTGATTAGGATATTTGTCTATATGTTTTTCTACTTCTTTATAATAGATTTCATTTGTGCCTAAAAACAAATACTTAAATTGTATATCTTCTTTTATAGGTTTGTAAATACTATAATTAATTATCTTTTCAAATTGTTCTCCTATACCATTAACATATACATCATGGTCGCATAAGTCAATTACTTTTTTAGTGTTAAAGTATTCTAACGCTAAAGGATATTCTTTTGGATGATTTTCTGAATAAACAGATATTAAATGACCGCTGAATAATAAATGTAAAGTTAATAGTTGTTCATTTGTATAACTCTTTTTATCTTTATATGCTAGACTTAACATACTTCTACCCATAATTAAAGTTATCTCATTTGTTGATGGTGTATAATTATTAAATATAATATTTTCAAATTTTATATAAGAATCATTTATAGCGTCAATATAATCCTGATCTGTATATTTGTGATTTGTAATAATAATTAGCTGACTTTTTATACCTAAATCATTCAAAAAACAACAATGTTCATAACTATAATGTAGAAGGCCATCGCCAGGCTTACTTGTACATACTATATTTACTTTTCTCATAATATATTATATCATATCCTTGATTTAAGTCAATACTTTGCGCTGTTATTTATCGTCTAAATAACTATGTTATGTTAGATAAAAATATAGACTTTGCCAAGTTAAGGTCATACAGATTAGATAGAGTTAAAAAAGAGCTAGAAAAACAAAATATTGAAGCCTGTATATTGTTTGATCCAGTCAATGTCAGATATGCGTTAGACACAACCAATATGAGTGTTTACAATTTGCATAATTTAACAAGATATTGTTTTATACCAGTCAATGGACCAACAATTCTTTATGAGTTTTTTGGTTGTGAAAATAACGCTAGCCATTTAAATCTAATTGACGAAATAAGACCTGCAATTACCTGGGATTATTTTAGTCATGGAGATCAGGCAGAAAAAGAATTAAAAAAATGGGTTAATGATATAAAAGATTTATCAAAATATTTTAAAAATAAAAAAGTCGCAATTGATGTAATTAATGGACCTGCTGTTACAGCATTGAATAAAGAAGGTATTGAAGTAGTGGACGCTAAATCAGTACTTGAACAAGCTAGAGTTATTAAATCACCAGAGGAACTAAAATGTATTAAAGAAGCATTGAAAGTTATAGAAATTGGTGTTGCAAGAATGAGAGAAGAATTAAGAGCTGGCATGACAGAAAATCAGTTATGGTCAATTTTACATAAAACAAATATTGAATATGGAGGTGAATGGATAGAAGGCAGATTATTAGCTTCAGGTCATAGAACAAATCCTTGGATGCAAGAATGTAGTCACAAAGTTATTGAAAAAGGAGAAATAGTAACCTTTGATACAGATACGGTTGCGTCTTATGGATACTTGGCTGATTTTTCCAGAGCTTTCGTTGAAGGTCACAAGTTTAATGATGATCAAAAAAAATTATATTCAATTGCTGTTGAACAAATAAATCACAATTCAGAATTGATTAAACCTGGTTTATCATTTAAAGAGTTTTTATCTAAATCTTATAAACTTCCAGAACCTTATTATGGTAATCGTTATCCTGCCGTAGTTCACGGAACTGGTCTTTGTGATGAATGGCCATTTATTAAATGGAATACAGACGGTGGTGAACAAAGTGGACAATTTGAAAAAGATATGACTATTTCAGTTGAGGCATATGTAGGTGAAGTAGGTGGTAAAGAAGGTGTTAAATTAGAACAACAATTTTATGTTGGTGAAAATGGACTTGAATTATTGTCCCATCATCCATTAGAGGATTTGTAATGAAATTATGGCAAAGGGTAGATAGAAAACTTTTACCTAAAAATATTCTTATATTAAATGCTCGTAGAAAAGTTGAAACTCTAGTAGAGTTTTGTTTTATGCACAACATTAATTTTAAGATGTTTGAACATAATGGTAAAAGTAATGGAAATATAAGTGAAAAATTAAGACCACATACTACATTTCTTCCAGACGAAAAATTATTTGATCCACAATATTATATAAAAAATTTACCTTTTGTACCTGAATATATTTGTAATTTTAGAGATGAAGAACCAATTTGTAAATTAGAATATGAACTTTCTCAATACTGGAAACCTAAAACACAATTTGATGAAAGGGCTTTAAAGTTTTTTACATCTAAAAAAGAACAAGACCGAGTATGTAAATTAATGGGTATACCTACTTTAGATGAAGGAGGTCCCGATGATAAAATTATAGTAAAAAAAGATTCAGGAGAAGGTGGTGGAGCAGCTGGAGGTTATGACATCTGTTTGAAAAAAGATTATCAAGCAAAGAAAAATGATTTTATACAAAGATATGTTGATTATGATTATGTATGTCAACAACACTTTATAATTGATAATGATGGCGAGTATCACATATATAATCATAGTATAGGTAAATTCGGAGATGGTTTTATTGTAGGTAATAATATTCCGTATCTATATCAATATCCATATTTTCTATTTCCAAAAGAAGATATAGATATAGTAGAGAAGTTTTTTACAAAATTAAAAGAACATATAAGTGTTAGAAACAGGATTGGGATTACAGAATTTAGAAAAGAAAGAAAGACTGGCAAATTAACTTTCCAAGAATTTAATTGTAGACCTTCTGGTGAATTTGAAATAGGAACGTTTGATTGGAAGATAGGTAAATTTAACACCCTAGTAGATTATTTTACAAATAACATACCAGAAGAAATAGAATACTATCAACGAAATATAGAGATATATTTTGAAAATGTCTGTAATAATGAAAAATTTGGTTGGGGAAGTGAAGACGGATTAAAAATAACGACTTTTCCTCATTCAGAAAAAATAAAAGTGTTTAATACAAGAAATACGTCAATATAGTATGTATAAATAGTATTATGGCCGCTACTGCAAATTTAGTAATAGAACAAGGAACGTCATTTAGCTCGGGAATAACGGTTAAAGACTTAAGCGGGAATCCGCTTGATTTATCTGGTTATACTGCGACATCTAATATGGCAAAAGGATATGCTTCTACGCATAGTAGACAAGCAATAACTTGTGGGTTTAATAGTGATAGAACAGATGGAGTTATAAATCTATCCTTAACAGCCGCACAAACTACAGCTTTAGACGCACCTGCAAGGTACGTTTACGATTGTGATATTACAGCAAGTAACGGAACGGTTACAAGAGTTATTCAAGGTCTTATAACCGTAAAACCGAATGTATAACAAAATGAAGTTAAATAAGGAGAAAACAAAATGAGTAGTGAATTGAACTCAACAAAAACTGAAGCAACTGGTAACAAAGAGCAAGTATTTAATATTGAAGGCAAAGATTACAAAAGAAGTGATTTGTCATCAAAATGTCTAACCTCTATTATTATCAGACAAGATTTGCAAGCTACAAGAGTCAAACTATCTTTAGAGTTAGAAAAAGTTAATATTCTACAAAAACATTATGATGACATAATTGCAGTAGAATTAAATCTTCCGCCAAAAAATAAGATTGAGGCGCCGAAAGATACTAGCAATAAAGAAGCGGCAAAAGTGTAGTTAGTAAGCCTTTTTATATTACCTTGTAATTATAAATATAGTATAACAGAATTAAGGTAAATATGGCTATAACCGCAAGAATTAATAGTACGAATCAAACGACCGCTAAAATCAATACGACTACATCGGGACCAAGGAATGTTTCTGTGACGGTCCCATCTGCAGCTGCTTTAACAGGCTTAAGTTCGTTGTCAGACATGGACTTAACGTCTTTAAATGATGGTTCAGTATTGCAATATAATGAGGCAAGTTCAAAATGGAAAAGCACAAATAATTTGATAACTGAAAACGGGGTACTAAAGGTAAACGGTGGCACATTTTAATTAGGGAGAATTAAATGGCAACAATTATTAAAATAAAACGAACCACGACAGGTAATGCACCTAGTGGTCTGGAACAAGGGGAGTTAGCGTATGTTTACGATACTTCAAATACAGACACAGGCGCTGGTGGTAACGGATTACGACTATTCATAGGTGATCCAACATCAACATCAAATGCCGCAATAGAAATTGCAGGTAAATATTATACACAACTTATAGACCACGCACACGGAACGCTAACAGCGTCTTCAGGTATTATAGTAGATTCAAATAAAGCAATTGATGAATTGCTTATTGGTAATAACGCCACAGCTGGTGGTACATTAAAATTAAATGAAGGTACAAATAATGGCTCGCATTTTGCTGCCATTAAAGCTCCTGCTTCGTTAGCCGCTTCATACACATTAACTCTCCCAGGTGATGATGGAACGTCAGGTCAAGTACTAACAACAGATGGTTCAGGTACTTTAAGTTGGGCAACATCTTCAAACGCTATTACACTTGCCGCTGATAGTGGTTCAAATGATACCTATACAACAGGAGAAACTTTAACGTTTGCTGGTGGTACTGGTATTGATACAACGGTTTCAGACAATCAGATTTCAATTGCTATTGATAGTACGGTCGCAACATTAACTGGTTCTCAAACACTTACAAACAAAACAATAGATTTAGGCGACAATACTTTAACAGGTACTACTGCTGAATTTAATACTGCTTTACAAGATGGCTCTTTTGCTACATTAGCAGGAACAGAAACATTAACAAATAAAACACTTACAGCACCTAAATTTGCTGATGGTGGTTTTATTGCTGACGCTAATGGTAATGAGTTAATACTTTTACAAACAACTACTAGTGCTGTTAATGAAGTAGAAATTACTAACTCTGCTACAGGTAATGCTGTACAGATTGCTTCAACTGGAGATGACACTAATATTGACTTAAAATTAAGTCCAAAAGGTTCTGGTGTTGTTGATGTTGCAACAAGTAGAATTTCAAATGTAGTTGATCCAACACAAGACCAAGACGCTGCTACGAAAAGCTATGTTGACGCTACTGCAAACGGTTTAGATGTAAAAGATTCCGTAAGACTTGCTTCTGCGGCTGCATTAGCTGCTTGTACATACAATAACGGTGCAGGCACTTTAACTGCTGACGCCAATGGCGCATTATCAGTTGATGGTGTTGCTGTAGCAGTAAATGATAGAATATTAATTAAAGACCAAGCAGACGCAAAACAAAATGGTATTTACAAAGTAACTGCAACTGGTGGTGCAAGTGCAGCTTTTGTATTAACAAGAGCTCCAGACGCTGACACGGCTTCTGAATTAACAGGTGGTACTTTCTTTTTTGCTGAAGAAGGATCATCAAACGCTGACAATGGTTATGTAGCAACACACAATGGTACACCAACTTTTGGTACAACAAATATAACATTTTCACAATTTTCTGGTGCTGGTCAAATAAGTGCTGGTACTGGTTTAACAAAAACTGGTAACACAATAAATGCTATTGCAGGTACTGGTATTACCATAAATGCAAATGATATTCAGATTTCAGATACATACGCTGGACAAAATACAATTACAACATTAGGAACAATTGCAACTGGTACTTGGCAAGGTACGGTAATTGATGAAGTCTATGGTGGTACAGGACAATCATCTTACACTACTGGTGATATCTTATATGCAAGTGGCGCTAATACACTTGCTAAATTAGCACTTGGTAATAGTGGAAAAATTTTACAATCAAACGGTAGTAACGTAACATACGGTGATGTAGACGGTGGAACTTACTAATCGTTAATTTAAAGAGAGATTAAATGGCGACGGTAATTAAGATCAAAACAGGTACAAGCACACCTACAACTAGCGATATTACAGATAGAGAAGTCGCAATTGATAAATCGGCACAAAAGTTTTATATCAATGATGGCGGCACTATTAAAGAAATCGCAGGTGCGGCTGCACAAGGTAATGCGTTTGCTAACATCGCTGTATCTGGACAAGATACGGTAGAGGCAGATACAACAACTGATACACTTACACTCGTAGGTACAGGTCTTAATTCAATTTCAACAGACGCTTCATCTGATACGGTGACTATTGGAACATCTCGTGGTATTACTTTTGTTAAAAGAGATGGGACATCAACGTATATAGATCCAAGTTCAAACGCAACAACTTTAGGAACAACAATTAATACATTGT